AGTTATTCCTGACGGTAGTGGTAGATTTACTCGTCATATGGGAATGTTAGTTGATAAGGATAACTTGGGATTTGGTATGCGCTCTTGGCGTTATGCTGTACTGGTTGACAATAAAGAAATTAAACACTGGTTTGTAGAACCAAACATGGAAGATAACCATGGTGAAGATCCATATGGAGAAAGTTCTCCAGAAAATATTTTCAAAACTATCTCAAGAATTAACGGTATGTAATGTTTAAAAATGCTAATGAGTTTTCGCTTTATATAGAACAGATGGTTCGAGAAAAAAAACTTTCTTATATGGATGCTATACTAGAATACTGTAAAGAAAATTATCTAGAGCCATCTGATGTTAGTAATTTTATTAACTCAAATTTAAAGGATAAACTAGAATTAGAATTTAGAGATTTAAACTATCTACCACAACAGGGAAAACTTGACGTATAATTATGAATGGGTTTAAAGCATACAAATATTATATGGCTGTAAAGTTGCACTTTACTACTGACAAGTTTGACGTGTTTCAAAATGGGGGTAAGGTAAAGGGATCATTGGATGCCTTTAAAAAAAGATCTGATAGATTTCATTTTGAAAACCTTGCCCACAAAATATCGGAAGATAGAAAGTTGATTCAGTTTTATGTATCTAACTTTGCTTATGGTAACCATGGTATGATCTGGGAGCATGAAGAAGCTCAAAAAAACTATACTACTTGGGTTAAGCGTAAGGAGAGTATGGCTTACATATTCAGAGAAGATACTTTGAAAATAATTGATCATTGTGAGCGTGAACGCATTGATCGTAAACATTTGTATTCATTCGTTGATGGTGATTATCCAGAGTTGCTAAAACTATACGTCGGCAAACATATTACTTTAGAGACGATGAGAATTTTAGATGACTTTGATTCTTACCTAGACGAATGGAAACAAAACGATTCTTTGGCTTTGTTATGGGATGATGAAAGAAGAAGAATCGAAAAGGCAAGAGGGTTCATTAAGTATGACAAGAAACGTGTTGAACCTGACTATATTAATTTACAGAAGGAGATGACTTTTTTCTAATTATGGGACGCACTTACAGAAGGCATGCTGAAGATTATGATGATTCAAGAACAAAGAAGCAGAAAAAATCTAAACGCATGAAGGTTATAAATAAACATGTTGAGGAAGATTACAATGAAAAGTTTTTTGATTTTAATTCCGAAACGACATATACTAATACATACGACAAATAAAAATACAGGAGATACACATGGATATTGAAAAATTAAGAAGTATGCGCAACACTGACTTCGGTCAAATTTCTAAAGCGTTTGATAAGATCACCAACCCATCCTCTGAGACTAAATCCTATGTCGATGAGAGATTCTGGAAACTTCAACCAGATAAAGCAGGCAACGCCACAGCTGTAATCAGATTCCTTCCACGAGTTGAGGGTGATGAGTTGCCATGGGTTCGGGTATTCAAACATTCTTTTCAAGGTCCAACTGGACGCTGGTATATTGAAAATTCATTAACTACTTTTGGAGACAAAGATCCAGTTAGCGAAATGAATAATCGTCTTTGGAACTCTGGTTCTGAAGCCAGCAAAGATCTAGCCAGAAAACAAAAACGTAGATTAACATATACTACAAATATTCTTGTTATCAGTGATCCTAAGAATCCTGAGAACGAGGGTAAAGTTTTCTTGTTCCAGTTTGATAAGAAAATCTTTGATAAGATTATGGATAAAGCAAGACCAACCTTTGAGGATGAAAAGCCAGTAAACGTTTTTGATCTTTGGGAAGGTGCTGACTTTAAATTGCGCATGCGTAAAGTCGATGGGTATGCCAACTACGATCAGTCTCAGTTTAGCGAACCATCTCAACTCTTTGACGCCGACGAGCAGAAACTGCTAGATGTTGTAGGGCAGCAACACAAACTCAGTGAGTTCTTAGATAAAGATAAGTACTTCAAAACATACGAGGATTTATCTAGGAAACTAGTCGATGTTCTTGGTGAGGGTGAACCTATGCCAACTGCATCTGATATTGCTGAGCAAAAAGTTCCTACTCCTGCAGCAGCACCAGCAGCTGCTAGTTCCTCGGGTGATGATGATGGGATGTTATCTTACTTCCAAAAGATTGCTGAGGAAGACTAAAAGAAAGGGGAGCTCTGCTCCCCTTTTATCTATAAGCGAATCTGTTTCTTTGATCAGATAATCTTCTAAACGAAGAATCTTCATTTCTAGTTGGTAGTATAACATTACCAACTTTATTGTTATTAACCATTGTATTTGTTCTAGCGTCAGTAACAATAGTTGTCTCGCCACTAGGTGTTCTCTTCATTTCTTCATTATCTGCAGACATTTGGCTGACCTCAACACTGGAAGTGTTAACAGGTGCTTCTCCAAAGTCACCATAGTTTGTATATGAACTTACTGGTCTTCCTACTGGAGCAGCAACAGGTCCTTGTAATTTTTTCTTCTCAGCTTCTAAATCATCTATTTTGTTTAGATACTGATTTTTTCTACCCATTGCCATTCGTTTCATAGCATCAGAACCACTACCTTGTAATATTACATCTTCTTTTTCTATCAGAAATTTTTGGGTAGCAATTTTCTTGTCTATATCATCTATCTTTTCTTGCGTTTCTTCATCAATTACCCTTTGATCATACTGGTCCATACTTACAGACATTTGGTCTGTCTTTTCTTGTATAATTGATTGAGACCTTGAGATATCTGACTCTTGTTTTTGTATTTGAGCTTGGATATCTTTTTTCATACCCTCATTTGTGCTTGGATCATTCATCATCTCATTTAATGATGATATTCTGTCACGTGATTTTTGAATGTTTCTTTGTTCTTTTCTTATATCATATGCAAGGATTTCATCCTTTTCTTTTTGCATTTCTGTTTTATCGAAACCATCAAATCCAGGGATATATTCTGCTATGCCATTAAGCCATTCTTTGACTGAATAAAGAGCTTTTTGTATTCCCATAGCTATGTCTTCAAAAAATTCTACTATTGGTCTTACAAAAATTCTATCAATCTCATCAACTAACGGTCTAACAGTTTCTGCGTCAAGTAATCCGAATGTTAAGAAAGATAGTACTCCACCTAATCCTTGAATTATGGCTTCTTTAATATCTCCACTTTCTTTCCATTCTTCCATTCCGTCAAGTATTCCTGCTCCAAGTGAAGCAGCCAAAGCAAGAAGTGGAAAAGCTCTTGCTAATATTCTTACGGCAAATCCTGGACCAAAGATAGTCCCAACTGCAAGTCCTAGAGCAGTACCTATTGCTGATGACCAATCGTCCCACCATTGAACTAAATCAACTCCAAACCACTCTATAATTTTTTCGTGTAAAAATTGCCCACCAGCAATAAATCCTTCTTTGATTCCTTCTTTAATTGCTGGCCAGTTATCTATAAACCACTGCTTTAGTGGCTCTAAGATAACTTCGTCTACGAAGGTTACCATATTAGAAAAGAACTCATCCATATTTTGTCCTAGATCTTCGAAAGAAATACCTAGACTCTCAGATAATCCCTTAAACGTAGTGTCTAATGATTTTCCTATACCTTCAAATGATAAACCTAAACCCTCAGCCAATCCTTTAAGTGCCGACCCTATTTGGTCTTTGAACGCCAACCCTAAAGCACCTAATCCTAATCCCATAACTAGTTTGTTACCCATCAAACCAGATATCATACCACCTGCTCCACCGAGCAATCCTTTACCTGCCCCAAGAATAGAAGAACCTGCATTTTTAGCAAAATCCCCAAGACCACTGAGAGATTTTTGCAGTTTTTTGTTTTCTTTATTTTCTAGTTTTTCTACACCTAGTAAACTATCTAATAATCCAGTTTGAGTTTTCAACTCATCAGCAATGCCTTTTGACATTTTAGCTTGTTCGAGTTTATCCTCTTTGTTATTAGATTGTTTTTGTGCAGATAAAACAGATGTAAAGGTAGCCATATTACTTTTTACTTTCTATTCTTTGTTTTTCTTCTTCTAGGTGTTTAACAAGTAACGAAACATATATTTCTCTTTCAAATGGTATCATCTCTTCAATTTCAGTCAAACTATATTTGTGGTGTTGCATTAACGAAAAATTCATGTTATAATAATTTGATAAACTATCATGACCAAGGTTTATTAAAAAAAATTGTTCATGCCCTCTATAATTCTGTTGTGCTGTTTACTGCAAACAGGACATTTATATTGAACACTAGAACTTATTTTAGGTGTTGTCTCAAAAAACTTTTGAATTTTAGCAAATTGGTCTTGAGTCAAGTTGTTTAAAAATTCTGACATCTCTTCTTCAGAAGTTTCTTTGCTGTAAAATACTTCGTCACTGTTATAAATGTATTCAATACACTTTCCAATAACATTAAAAACAGTTTCGAGGTTGTTTTCACTAATTTTTCCTATAATTTCTAGCATATCTATAGACGGATACTTCATAACTACGCCAACATCGTCAAAAAGTGGTATTTTTTTGTTATGAGATTCGTCTTTTGTTACCTCAATTTTAGTTAAATCTATTGGTATCTTAATTTTTGCCTTCTCATCATCACAATCATCGCATGAAAAGATTAATTCTACTGTCTCTCCCACTGATTTAGCACGGATTTGAGTAAAAAGATACTCCAAATCAAATAATGCTAACTCATCAGGATTAACTTTACCTAAAGTACAAGCTGAAATAACACCTTTCAACGTGTCAATCATCACTTTTTGATCTTCACTTTGTTGTGCTAAGAGTAAAGACTTCTGTTCTTTAACTAAAAATGGTCTAAATTGTATTTTATCACCTGTTGACGGCACAACTGCCGTATACGAAGGTGTTTGTTGCATAGGTAAAGCCATAATTTAATCTCCTTTATTCATATTCGAAATTAATTTATTCAATTCAGATGTGCTACCGACAAAGATAGCGTTGTTATTTGTCACCTGTTTGTCATTTTTACTGCCTTTGGGATTTTCAATTTGTTCTTTTTGCTTATGTAAGTCTAATAATTGCTGATTAACGTCTGCCAATTGCTTAACTAAGTTACCCACCACCTCAAATGCCCTTGGATGTTCACTTTGTTTAGCAACTTCTAATGCATTCATCAATGCATCTTGCCCTTGCGTTAATAAAACGTGTAAATTTCCCCTCGCCATATCATAGTCGGTGTTTAATTTGTTATTTTCGGGATTATTTTCTATAATCTCTCCCGTTTCAGCGACAATATTTGTATTTACAACTTTTTCTGGTTCTTCCAGTTCAAATAAATCTGATAAATTATCATCTATTTTCATAAATTACTCATTAAATTGATAATGACGAACTAATTCCGTTATCTACTAGTGAATTATTAACTTGCAACACGCCATTTTGGAAACTATTGTTAAAATCGTTCAATCTTCCCTGATATGCTTCAAAATTATTGAAATAACTATCAGGAACAATCTTATTTTTAGCAAATCCGTAGATATCTTGCCTCAATTTAGCCACAGCAGTTGGTAAATTGTTAGACATAAACTTACTTTCTTCTGGACTCTTAATTGAACCATAATGAACTGCTCTCCAGTTTCTATATTGGATAGTTATCGGCAGTTTCATCATTTCTCTAGATGCATAATCCAAAGAAACAGAACTCATAACCTTGGGATATGCTTCATCAAGCACACAAGCGTAACTTAAATTGTTAGCAACGTCATAAACATTAATTACCATTGATGTTGTGTAGTCTTTATAGTAATTAAAGTCTCTTGTATATGTATCTTGTATAGAATTAATCCAATCGTCAAGTAAAACTTTAACTAACATCTCACTATCTACGTAGAAGGATAATGATACAGGATCAAATAACCTCTCATATGGCATTTCTCTAAATTCACCAAAAATTCTAGACTGGGTAGTCGATAGATTTATCCCAGGAAGTTGAGCACTGTCGCAAAATAGTAAAATCTTTCTTAAATTGTTGCTACCTTTACTTTTTCTGACAGTTGGGGGTAACTCAAACTGAACAGTAAACCTGTTAGTCCTTGCTAAACCGCCACTCTTTATTTGGCTGATGAAATTGTCTAGTGCCATTAAAATCTTCCTAACTTTCTAGAATCAGACCATACGGTCGTTTTATCTGCTCCCCTAAATTGTTCTACAGGTAATAACATAGCGGTTACCCAATCTTTAGCGGGAATTTGTTTATATAAACTCTTTACGTTATTATTTAGATAATGCTTTACCGAAGGTTTTACAGCTGCATATTTAGTTGATGACTCTAAAATTGACCACCTCAGCTTTAATCTTGTCGTTTCATCCATTTTTCTGTTAGTAGAAAGTGTCATCATCCTATCTAACAATCTAACTCTTATATAATATGGTAAATAATGAAAATTTATCCCATAAAATCCATCACTTTCAACTCTAAATGGAAATATTAATGGGAACATGTCATAATACGGCAATTTATCTTTGGTTTTGGGATTATACATAAACGTATACATCCTTCCAATAAACAACCGTTTAGTCAATGCTGAAGGATCGTCTTTTAGTACCTTTTGTGGGGTATAACGTTTCCTCCTGAGCAACAAAACTTGTTGATCAAACCATGTTTTTGAACGTTTCGCAGCATCAGGTAAACTGTACTGGTTATCTTCAAATATTTTATAGATAGAAGTGGCCATATGTTATTTATTTAGGCAATACCTAGATGTTTTTCTGTTAAAATTATAAATTCCCATCCTCTATCTTGAGCATAAGACTTCGCTGCCTTCCACTTGGCTTGATTTTTGATAAAATAGAATGATTCTGTCAAATACCTTTTAGTCCTTTTTCCAGGAAAAATTGGTGCTTTAGTCTGCTCTTCTGGCTTTATCTCGACTAAATAAGTCATGAGAGTATTATCTTTTTTCCTTACTTGGATCCTAAAATCTATGTAATATCTATGAATTTTATTATCTGTGGGGCATCGATATAAGACAACAGTCTCTTCGCTTTGCCATTTTATAACTTGAGGATTCCTATCGCACCAAGCTGCGAATCTGGTTTCCCAAGAGCTTCTCATAATGATATTTGTGACGTTCCCGATATATTTTTCGGGATTGCGTGGCGTAAATTTTCGTTTGTGAAACATATAAATAGTAGTGTATTTCTATAACCTAATATATATTTAGAACAATGGCAAATTCCTATAATTCAAATTCTGCTGGTGCTTCCCAAGCATTTGGTGGCTCAAACGTAGCTGCCCCATCTAGAGAACAATCTCAGGTAAATCAAGTAGCAGGAGAAATTAAAGATACCCAAAATCAACCTTTAAAGAACCCATATGTTCCCAGAGGAGATGCTGCAGATTTTGATTCAAAGTATAAAATAACAGATCATGTTTATCCAGAAGATCTTCTGGGAAATACCGAACATGGAAATAACTATGTAGTTTTTTATATAAATGTTTCTAGTGATAGTAAATTAGTTAAGGAAAGTTCAGTAGAAACTGTTGATGAATATACTCCTAATGATGTTTCAGATATTAGAGCCAGAGATGTTTCGAAGGGACAACTTACTACAGGTTTGGCTGGGCAAAATTTTGTTGCTGGAACAGTAGCTTTTGGTAGCGGTTCAACTTTAGGTAAGGTTGTTGGAGCAGGTGCTACAGCATATGCACAAACCAGTTTGATACAAAATGATACGCCAGAGGTTGAAGATAGCCCAAAGTTTACTAGGCAAATGAAACGTTTGCGTACAGCGATAACTTTACATATACCAAACACTTTAAATATTAATTATGGAGTTCAATACGAGGAGGCAGATACCTTAGGACTTCAAATGGGTTTAGAAGCTGGGGGTATCGTAGCTGATACGTTTAAAGCATTGACTACTGGTGGGTTGACAACAGATACTCAAGAATTAGCAAATAGAGCAAAGGATGCTGCAAATACAGTAGTAGAAGGTGTAAAGAATTTAAAGTCTGCTGCAACTAATGTAGCATTAACTACTGCAGGAACTTCAGCTCAAGCATTAACTGGATTAGCACCTAACCCTAAAAAGGAGCAGGTGTTTAGAAATGTTGATTTCAGAACCTTTACTTTCGATTATCAATTTTATCCACGTAGTAGTTCTGAAGCACAAAAGGTTTTGAACATCATTAAAGAATTTAAACTTCATATGCATCCAGAATTTAAAGATGATGGCAACTGGGTTTATATTTACCCATCAGAGTTTGACATTATCTATTATAAAGGAGCGAAAGAAAATTTAAATATTAATAGACACACATCTTGCGTATTAACAAATATGAACGTTAATTATACTCCACAGGGACAATTTACAACTTTCCCCGATGGTATGCCAACACAAATTAATATTGCATTAACGTTTAGAGAACTTACTCTTCTCACCAAGGATAAGATACAGGATAATCTATAATGTACTTTAAAAATTTTAACAACTTCCTTTACGACTTTGATGTTAATGGTAAAACAAATTTAACTCTAGTAAAGGATATTACTAAAAATGTTCGCATAAGAACAGAAATACTTTCTAATATTACATTATATGATGAGTATGATATTAAGACTGGAGAAACACCAGAAATTATATCCGAAAAGGTATATGGATCTCCAGATTATCATTGGGTAGTTATGTTGTGTAATCTTAGATATGACTGGATTGCTGATTACCCTATGGAATATCCAGCTTTAGAAAAGTTTGTAACGCAAAAATATGGATCAGGTAATGAAAATGCTGTACATCATTACGTAGATTCTAATGGTTATGAAGTAGATTCTTCAAATGCTGAAGCAACTTCAGTTTCTAACATGCAGTATGAAGATGCTAAAAATGAAGAAAATCGTAGAATTAAATTGATATCTAAAACAATGTTGTATAAAATACTAAATGCTTTTGAAGATCTTATCTAATGGCTACATCTAACGATTTAAGATTTGCTGGAGAAGTAAAGGTTCAACGAGTAGAAATAGTTACTACTCAAGGATTTGGTCAAGACATTACCAATCAATGTAGAGCCATAGAAATATTTGAAGATTTATTTGCTCCATTTACTAGCGGAACATTAATTATAGATGATTCGTTAGATTTGGTCAATCTTTTTCCACTACGTGGCGAAGAATATTTAAATTTAAAAATATCTACTCCAACTTTAGATAAAAGTAAAGATTTTAAATCTTCAATTATAAATCACAAATTTTATATTTACCGAGCTACAGATAGAGTTGTACTTGGAGATAGTAGAGTAACATATAGATTGCATTTTATTAATGTAGATTATTTGACAGATGCTAATGTTAAATTAAGTAAACCATTTTCTGGTAGTGGATCAGATATTGCTTCTACTATTGTCAAATCCAGCAGTAATTTAAATTCTAATAAATCTATATTTGTAGAAGAAAGTGCCAATAACATAAAATTTGTTTCTAATTATTGGTCTCCTACTGAAGCAATAAATTATGCTGTTAGTAAATCGTTTAA